ACCCTAACAATGCACAGGCAGGATTTGTATCTGTCGTTGTGGGTGCAGGGGCTGCATGGTTTGGTCTGTACGTAAATGGAAACAGAGCGTCCGTAAGTGTATCAGCTAAGACAGAAACAAGGGAGAATATATAATGGCAAATAATATGAATAATAAATTAATGGCAAAAGCATTAGCTAAGTATATAGCATTGAGTAAAGAAAATAATCCTACAGTTAAAATACCATCTACACAAATAGAACTTTTTAATGCTATGTTAGCTAAATTAAAAAGTACAGGAAAAAAATAATGGAAATAATGAAACCTCTAACCGTAATGATACTCGCTACAGGCTTAATGGGTATCTTAGGTATTATCGTAATAGATGAGTTTATGATGGCGAATGAACATGGCGGTGCATTGGACGCTAACATAGTAGAATTGCTACAGATGAGTATCACAGGTATTGTCGGCATAGTCGCAGGATATTTGTCAGGTAGCTCTACCCCTTCAAAGGGCAAAGGCTGTAACAACCCTGACTGTAAGTGTGGGTGATTAGATATGACTAGATATGATGCAGCCTTAAAAAAAGATATGAACGCAACCGACATAAAAGGTTTAAAACGATTACGCACAATTCATAAAGGTTTAGATCCTAAATCGGCTCTTGCTAAAAGTCTTGTAAGACTAGCAGGACAGTATGTTAATGGTGGTATGGAATATATTGATAACTTTAATAAGGGTGGCACTGTAAAGGCTAAGAAAAAGAAATGAGCATAATAGCTTCTCTCATAGGTCCAGTATCGGGTATCCTAGATAAAGTTATACCTGACGCAGATGAGAAAGCTAAACTTGCACATCAGTTAGCGACTATGGCTGACACTCACGCTCAACAAGCGTTGTTAGCTCAACTAGAGATAAACAAAGCGGAAGCTGCCTCTGGAAGCCTGTTTAAGGGCGGTTGGAGACCCTTTGTGGGGTGGGTATGTGGTATAGCCTTACTGTATCACTTTATCCTGTCACCGCTTATTATATTTGGAGTAACCCTTACAGGAATAGATATACCGCCTATACCTGAATTTGATATGGGAAGTTTAATGACGGTACTCATGGGTATGTTGGGTCTAGGTGGACTTAGGACATATGAAAAACAAAAGGGGATAACAAAATGAAGGCAATACCAAAAGGAAATAAAGGCATGGGCAAGCTACCAAAGAAGGTTCGTAATAAAATGGGATACATGGCACTTGGCGGTGTTACAGGTATGTCAGGTAGCATGGACGAAGACAAAAAGAACAGTGCAACTGGCATGACCACAATGAGTTATGGTGGTGTAGTAGCAGGTAAGAAAGCACGTACTGGTCACATGGACATGCGTAAGAATGGCATGATGTACGGTGGAATGGTCAAAAAGAAAAAAGGATAATTAGTATGGCTACTATAAACAAGAAACCAACTAAAGCCCATAAAGATAAAAACGTCATTAAGGCACATCGGGGTATGGCACACATACCTAGACAACGTATAAATAGGCAACGTCCTATAAATACACAGGTAGCTAGTTTAAAAGATAGATTTGAAGGTGGTCAAACTCCTGCATCTGCAAGAGATGCTATGCGTAAGGCACGAGAAAAACTTAGAACAAGAGGACCAATAGCCCCTAGACCACAACCTCTACGTACACAAATAGAACCTGCTGTAGTACCTATACAACAACCAATTAAAAGAAGACGACCCCCTAGAATTTCAGATGGTCCTTTAGATGGGGGTGGTAGACGTACTATTACTCCACGTAAACTAACATCAAGAGAAAAAAGAAGACGAGACAATGCATTTAAAAGTCAGGCAGATGAAATGTTTAGGCGGTATAACAAGAGAAGACAATCAAGACCTCAACAAGTTAGAGGATTAGGTCCACTGCCAAATAATTTTATCAATCCTCAACAATCTACAGCTTTAACAGACAGGTTTACAAAACAAATAGAAGCTCAAAGAAAAGCTTTTAATGAACAAAACCAAAACAGATTGCAAATGCGACGCAGCAAAGGCGGTGATATTAAAAAGTACGCAACAGGTGGCTTAAACAATGGCATGACTAAATCACGTACTAAGTACGGTACGGTGGACAATAAGAAAAAATAATGGCTGACTGTCCTGTATGTAAAACACCCATAGAGGTATTTAAGGTGTACTCACACGCTAAGAAAAAGTTCACAGAGATGAACGGTGTGTGTATACCGTGCAAAGAAAAAGCAGACAGAGAACGACTGCAAAATCAGAAAAGGATATAAGATGGGATTTACTCTCTCACAACGTAGCTTAGATAGACTAGACGGTGTCAATGAGGACATGGTACGAGTCGTTAAAAAAGCTATAGACCTAACTAAGATAGACTTTGGTGTCATATGTGGAATGCGAACAATAGAAGAGCAAGAAGCACTGGTAGCCAAGGGAGCATCACAGACCATGAAGTCAAAGCACCTAGAGGGGTTAGCGGTAGACTTGATGGCATATATAGGTGGGAGGGCATCATGGGAACTCAATGTCTATGACGATATTGCTGACGCTATGATGGAAGCTGCAAAGCTTGAGGACGTAGCTTTACGTTGGGGTGCAGCTTGGCATATTAATGATTTGCGTACTTGTAACATGACAATGGAAGCAGCTATGAATGACTACATAGATACTCGTAGACAAGAAGGACGTAGACCCTTTATAGATGGACCACACTTTGAATTGAGTGGGCAGTATTGATATGTTTTTGCCCTTTGTCACAATATGTCTTATGTCACCTATGGATCAATCTGTGAGTTGTAAACATTTTAATCCAGATCATCAGGCGAACACAGTACAGGAATGCATATCAATGGTAGGTGCATTTGTGTCACATGTTAAACCTCAATTATCAGAACCCCACACAATACAATATAAATGTCTTGACAGGTCAATAAGGATATAGTATAATGAGTAGAGAACTTACAGAAAAGCAACAACTGTTTATGCAAGTGTTGTTTGAGGAAGCAAATGGAGATGCAGGTAAGGCTAAGAAACTTGCAGGGTACTCTGAGGGTACAGCAATCAATGACATTGTAACTGCCCTTAAAGATGAAATCATGGACGCTACACAGACCTACATGGCACGTAACGCACCCAAGGCTGCTGTGGCACTTGCAGGTGGACTGTACGACCCCACAGAGCTTGGTATAAGAGATAAAATGTCAGCAGCCAAAGAGTTGCTTGACAGAACAGGTTTAATTAAAACAGAAAAGATACAGGTAGAGTCATCAGGCGGTGTTATGCTTATGCCACCTAAGAAGCAGGAAGACGATGATTAAAACTTTAGGACGATGGGAACTACCACAACCTCTTGACATAAAGGACGAGGTAACATGGTCTCCCATTCCACGTATAGCACGTACACTTCCATTTGGATATGTACAGGACGAACAAGACCCCGACTTACTACAGCCAGTTCAAAATGAATTAGACAAACTTGAAATGGCAAGAGATTATTTAAAACAGTATTCGTATAGAGAGGTAGCTAATTGGCTAACAACACAGACAGGACGATACATATCTCATGTAGGTTTAATGAAAAGGGTAGCGAATGAGCGACAGCGTAAGAACCAAGCTAGAAGCATCCGCAAGTGGGCAGAGTATGCGGAAAAGGCAATCGCCAAGGCGAAAGAAATCGAAACCCAAAGAACAGGTGCAAAAGAAAACATTACAACAGCCAATTAAATTAGATGCACAACCTATAGAGGAAACACGTAATGTTATATTTAAACCAAACAAAGGACCACAGACAGATTTCTTAGCAGCAGGTGAACGAGAGGTTTTATATGGTGGAAGTGCAGGGGGCGGTAAGAGTTATGCAATGCTTGCAGACCCACTACGTTACATGGGTCATCCTAATTTTAGTGGGCTTCTTTTACGTCATACCACAGAAGAGTTACGAGAACTTATATTTAAATCTCAAGAACTTTATCCTAAAATATGGAAGGGGATAAAATGGTCAGAAAGAAAAATGCAATGGGTAGCCCCCTCTGGAGCACGATTGTGGCTATCCTACTTAGACAGAGATGATGATGTACTCCGATACCAAGGACTTGCATTTAGTTGGATAGGCTTTGACGAACTTACTCAGTGGGCTACACCCTTTGCTTGGAACTACATGAGATCACGACTTAGAAGTACATCAGCCGACTTGCCAGTATATATGAGGGCTACTACTAACCCTGGGGGTAGAGGACATGGTTGGGTTAAGAAAATGTTTATAGACCCTGCAGTACCTAATAAAGCATTTGAGGCAACCGACATTGAAACAAGTCAAGTACTCCGCTACCCTGAAGGACATAGCAAAGCAGGTAAAGCTCTCTTCAAACGTAAATTTATACCTGCAAGACTTATGGACAATCCATACTTGGCAGAGCAG